TTACTATTTTTCTTACAGCTTTAATAAAAATTTGAAAATCCATTTTACACCTTCTTTTTTTGTTTTTCCTTTTCTTTTTCTATAATTTCAATAAAATGCAAATCTTTTTTATCTGGAGTTGGAACTCCGCTAAATATTGCATTTTTGGTAGAATAATCTCTTTCATCTCTTGGTTGCCGCTGCCTCATTCCCGCATTCTCAAGCTCTATATGAAGCTTTCCATCATCATCCAGCCACACTACAGCTGGTTTTTCTGAAGAATCATCACTAGAAGATTTTATTGACACAGCTTTTGCATCATTTTTTTCCTTCAATCTTTCAAGCCTTTCATCGTTTGAAGAATTTGATGGATCGAAAGATGCAAATCCGCTAAAGCTCTTTTTGGGCATTTTGGTATTATTTCCGGCAAATAAAGACGTAGGAGTTCGCGTCAAGTTATCTCCTGACAATTTTAGACACTTAAAAAGCTCAACTAAGCTTAGTTTCCGCATTAGAATCTGTTTTCCGCCATTGCTATATAGCACTCTACGGTTCCGCCGTTGTGAGCTATTACCGAAATGAAATCAGATTTTCCAGTCTCTGGAATATGAATCATTACCATATCTTGTGGGAAATAAGTATCTGTAGCTAGCGCCGAAAACGTAGAACCAGAAGATGCCGCGTGAAAAGGAACCGTTCCTACGACCATATAAACAACTCCACCAGAAAGCCTCTCTGACGCTTGAGCGCCGGCACCTGATAGTCTTTGCGCGTGACTAGATCCCTTTATCGGAATAACAGAATCTGTAAGACTATTAAGTCTTTTAATGTTTGGAACGTTTTCTGCTGCTCCTTTTTCTGAAATACTATAACCAAAAGGCATTATTTATCTCCTCTCTTAAGAATATCTTGAAGAATAGTTTTTACTCTCATTTCCGCTGGCAGAATTTTGTTTCTATCGAAATTCTTCACCTCTATCGCTTCATTGATCGACAGAAATGCATTATGCGTAGACGGAACTCCCACCAAGTCGAAGCAAACTAGCTGCAAATCTTCTCCTACGATATCTGCACCCTGAGCTTCGTTTTTTGATACAGTACCTACAGCCCTGGAAGAAATACCTAGAGGAATTCCAGAAAGAACAATCTCTTGGGCTATTTTCCCGGCCGGAGTGTTGAGAAGTTTAATCTCCGCATGAACCTCTTTATCTTCCCACCAAATTTTGGTGACTACATGAGAAGCATGCTTTAGCTCTATAACTGGAGTCTCTACGTGATCAAGGCAGCCGATAGCGTTACCTCTCTTCACAAAGTCCTCTTCATATCTATCGCACTCTTTCTTCAGAATGCTGTAAGGATATATTCTTCCATTCTGATTTTTTGCATCAGCTCTCTGAATAACTCCTTTTACGATAAATGGTTCACCAGAAGCTCTCTTTGAAACCATTTCGTTTAAAGCTTCTTTTTCTAGCTTTAATTCGTTATATTCTCTTAGAAGTACTGGCATTATTTTTTGCTCCAAAATTTTTTAAAGCTAAAAGACTCAAGAGGCAAATCTTCAATTTCTTTCATTGCTCTTTGCTTTTCTGCTTTTTGCTTTATATAATTTCTTCTTGCAGCTTTTTCGTATCTAGCTCTCATCTCAGGAGAAAGCTTAGATGCTCTAATCTCTTTCATCTTCTTGATTACGTGCTTCTTGAAAGAGGGATCTAGAGGATCTTCTTCAAAGTTATAAATACCTGACAAATATCTATTCGCTATTGTTTCGAGTCTTTCGTCATAATTTTTTACAAAGTCTCTAAGCTCTACTGGCTCTTGCTCTTTTTGCTTTGGAACTTTAAATGCAGACTTTAGTTCTTTTGCTGAAACTTTCTTTTTCATTGAAGGATCTTTGTCTGCTTCCTCTGCAAACTTTCTTCTTCTCTTCTCTACCGCATAAACGTTAGGACTTTGGTCTTTAAGTTTAGCTAAGGCAGAATTTAATTTCTCAGAAGCTAGAGACTTATTTTCTTGCTCTGTGTCGTTATGAATCTTCGAAACGCTATCTACCAGCTCTTCGGCACTCATGTAGGTAGGATCTAGGCCATATAATCTGGCAAGAACTCTAAGACCTTTGTTGGTAGCCATGGGTCTTCCGACGGAAGGCTCATCTTTGAAAGATTTTTCCGCTGTAGTATCACCCATTGCTTTGTATATTGATGGAGCAACGTTGCGCTCGAAAGCAGAAAATTCATCACCACGAACATCTGTAGTCTTTGGGTCTGTAACTCTTGATAGTTTTTCGATAAATCTTATTTCACTATCTGAAAAAACTTGCTTCATTCTCTTGATTATGTCTTCAGATTCGTCTGGATCATCTGAAAGATTTTGAGAGAAAGTAACATATTTACTCAAAACTTTCTCTGGATTTTCTATGGAAAATTCATCTGACAAATCTTGAACTCTAGAATTAAAAAGCTGCGGACCTTCTTTGCTGTACAGAAGGTTGTCCCTAATCTTGTCATATGTTTTCTTAAGAATTCTTCCAACAGACCCAACCGATCTACCTTCCCTCGGAGGCTCTGTATCGTCAAACTCGTTTGGATATTTGCTTTTAAGCTTTTTATCTAAATCTGACAATTTTGGAAGAGCACCTTTCTTGAGCGTTGATGGCTCTGTACGAGTAGCCGAAACAGCTCTAGACGGAATCTTGTTAGAAGTAGACAGAGACATATCCTTAAACGTCTTCTGTTTGATTCCCTTATATTTTCCACCTTTTAAAGCAATCTCATCTTTCTTTTGGTTGTAATATGACGCAACCTCTCTCTTTAGCGCAGGAGAAAGGATGTTCCAATTTTGCCAATCGTCACTCACTGTTGGGGACGAAAATCTGCCAGAAGACGCCGATGCCCCTTTTATGTCGGCAAGTTCTTTTCTTACTTTCAGCTTAAGATCTTTAGATAAATCTTTAAATCTTGCGCTAGTAAAATTTTTATATTTTTCTGCAGCGATGTCTTTTATCGTTTCATGCTTTTGAAGTTGATTATCAAAAAAATTTTCAATATTCTTTCTTTCTTGTTCGGACGAAGGAATTTGTCCGAACAATTTTCTAACAAGAGTTTTTGTACTCTTTACTATCTCTGGATCTATCGGAAATTCAACATCTTTTCCGTCAACCTTTGCTGATGTCGAAAAAAAAGACATTGGCTTAATTTTGCCGTCATTTTTAATGACCAATTTCCACTTATACTTGTCGTACAGTCTCTGCACTTCGTCTTCGGAGACAGGCGAAGAAGTAATATATTGCTTCTCTGCCTGCTTCTGTAGCCTTGTCTCTTTTCCAGGATCTCTTCCTTGTGTCGCTATAAGAGTATGAAACTCGGTAGGAGTTATCATTCCGGAATCAAGTTTTTTCTTTGCTTCTATCGCATTATCAAGACTTCTTTTTAGATTCTCTGCATCGAAGTCCAGCATGAAATTCTTGGGACCCTTTCTGATTTTGTCAATCACGGCATTGTAGGATCTTTGCAGATTCGATATAATCGAATCAGGAGTTAGTTTGGAAGTAGAAACAGACGCTTTCTGTCTTATTTCTTGCTCTGCTTTGTTTTTTTGATCTGCCTTGTCTACCACTCTAGAGGTTTTATCTGCGGCGGCCAGAAGAGCGCGATTCAAATCTTGTTTCTCTGCTTCTTTTCTTTTTGTCTCTTCGTCGCTATCGGCTTCTTTGATGACCGAAGACAAGAAATTTCTTACTTGCTCTAAAATTTTCTTGTCAGATTTATTTTTATTTGATCTTCTTTTCATTTTTTGTTTCCCCAAATATCCAGAAACAGCAGAACATGTAGACGCCTCTTTGGTTATTTTTTTCAAGAAACCTGCTCCATTTCTTGCATTAAATCAAAATATTGCATGATTCTGTATACATCACCCTGATTTGCGCTACTTATAGGCTTTTTAATGTCATCAAGGCTTTCTGAGAGCATGCTGTAATATTCTTTATCTTTATGTTTTTTAGACTTTAAGCTGTCGGAAATAAATCTTTCAACTACGTTTTTCTGTTCGGATAAAAAATCTACAAATTTTTTATCATCATTATGAGACTGATAATTTACCCATTCTGATAGAATTTTCTTCTGGTTTTCATTTAGCGATTTATATTTTTCATTAAACTTGCCAACAAGAATTTTGAAGGTAAAATTATCTACAAGCTCGGAAGTCTCTTGTTCTTGTTTCTTGCCAGATCTTTCGCATAAAAATTTGCACAACTTAACTCTCTCTTCTGGAGATGTAAATTTGTAACCAGAGTTAGACTCTGACAAAAGTATCATAGCAGATGCCGCCATTTTGTACCCCTTGACGGGAATTGAAAAAAAAGACTTTCCTAGTTTTCTAGCTACAGTTTCTGTTATATATTTCTTGTGAGATTCTAGTTTTTCAATGTTTACTGTCTTGTACTGCTTGATGGCTTCTTCTATTATTTTCTCTTTAATTTCAACAGAATCACAAGGAGAAACTAAGCTTTTGAGAATTTTTAGCTCCTTGCCAGTCTCTGTCCTTGGAGAGAAATTTTCTTTAATGAAGCATGTTAAATAAGAAGCCTCACTTTTATTTCCACTAGAAGCAAGGTTTGTAATTACTGTCAATAGCTGTTCGTACAAAACCAGACTATTTTTCTTTTTATTATGCTTCAGCATCCAAAAATTCTCCTAACTATTATTTATGCGTTTTAATTACTTCAACTAAAATTTTATTTACATTTTCTTCAATTTGTTTAGACTTTTCGGAATCTGATATGTCAGAACCATCAAAAAGAGCATCAAATACTTTTTCTGAAGCAATTTTTGCAGATTCTGCCAAAACGTCGTAAGTAGAAAATTGCTCTTTAAGAAGCCCCTTTCTGTCAGCGCCAACATCTTCTCCGAAGGTTTTAGTCAAAACTTCCTCAGAAAACCCTAACGGAAACGAAGACTTATATTCTTCTTTTTTTTCTTGTATGTATATTTTCGCCAATTGCTCTTCGGCTTCATCAAAAGCTGACTCTCTGCCGCCCATTGGTGAAGCTATAGTTCTTCTTATTCCTTCTTGGTCGTACACATCATCTTCGTCAGGATCTTCCTCTGAAATGTTTATGCCGTCCAAACCTCTCTTCTGAAGTTTCCTAGAATTTCCATCGGAACTTCTCCAAAGATTTTTTGATTCAGTAGGAATAACAGTTGGCGGCGCTCCGCCCTGAGGCATTGGCAGTTGAATATCTTGAGGCTGCTCATTTCCTGCTGGGGCGCCTAGATTTAGATCGGTTGTGGCGCCAGGAGGCGCAGATCCAATTCCTGCAGGAATTCCGCCAGGAAGACCTCCAGGAATTCCTGTTGCCTGAACCTGTCCTTGGCTATTTTCTATTTGCAATAATTTTGCTTGATAAATTTTATCTCTAATTTGTCCTTTTCTTATTTTGTCTATTTGTTCGTCTGATAGTCTAAGAAAATGCTTATATATAAATTCAGTATCAAAGACTCCGTCACGAGCAGTGTTGACCAGATCCATTCTCGCTCTCCACAATTCGGCTTTTTGCATCTCTCCGACAGTAGACGGACTCGACATTCTTATCGAGAAATCAACAAGATCTTCCCCTCTGTGCCCTTTAATGTATAGATGAATCATGCAAATCTTGATTAGCTCATTGATGATAGCATCCTGTATTCTTGCGACTGTTCTGGCAAATCTGATATCTTCTTGTGTTAAAACTTGTTTAGACTTAACATCTTGATCAAAGGTCAAGAAAGCCTTCGGAATGCCAAGCGCAGCAAATAAATCTTGTCTAATGAATTCGATATCCTCAATATCTCCAAGATTTTGGCCTCCGGGCAATGTTTCTATAGACGTACCATTATCTTTTCCCAAAACAGGAAGAACATAGTCTGCGTCCATCGCCAAAGAAGCCCCGTATCTCAGATCTATCTTTCCGGCTTCGTTTGTTACTTTTTGTTTTTTAAGCTCTTCATTAAATTTTTTTAATACATTTTCTCGATCTTGAGGATCGATAGATGCCATATCCACCTTAAAAACTCTGCGCTCTGGAGCCCTGGATATACGATAAACCATCATGGCATCAGTAAGAAGAACTAGTTGTCGCCAAGGTCGCCGCGCTGGCTCCAAAATAGACATTCCGTATGGGTGAAATATGTCATTTCCCTCTAGCCTGAAATGAGCAACAAAAGCATTTGGAATCTGGATGTTTTGTTTGGTAATCCACCTAAATCTCACCGCTCCCGGCTCATCTGAGTCGAAACCTTCCTCTCTTTCGACTTCATTTGCCGGCATTTGAATCAAGTTAACAATACCTTGAGATTCGTTGATGTCGATCAGGAAAAATACATCTCCATATTTTATAAGATTTCTAGCCAACTTCCAAATACTTTTGCCATTGAGATGCAAAACGTTATCAATTAGCTGTTGTAATATTTTTTTTATTTCACCGTTTTTGGAGAATACTGTTACAATATTTCCATTTTCATCTTTTTGTGTTACTTCGTCGGCAACTATATTTAGAGCATTGCCCAGGATTGGATGAGATTCCATCTCTGAATAGTCGCCATATCTAGCAGATCTGTCTGCGCTAGAATAATTTGAGACAAGATTTTGTCCCATGCTGTAATTGAAAACATTCTTGAATAAAGATTTTACTGTCCCGACCGGCGTAGAAAACCCCGGAGATTGAAAGTGGTGCCGAACAACATTGTTTGTTCTAAAAATTCTTATAATTTTACCCAAAACAGAATCGTTGGGTTGTTTAAGTTGTTCTAAATCTTTTTTGTCTATTGGCATAAAAAATCCTTATTTTGTTATCAACATTTTTACAAAATTTTCTTGATAAATATCTTCTTTCTTTTTTGGTTTTTCTGCAAAATTTGGAGCTTTGTTTACGTTTACGCTAAACATATTATATAGAGAAGAAAATCCTTGTTTTCTAACATAGTTTTGTATGTAAATATCTCTAAACCAAATACCGATAGCAAGCGCCATAACTAAATCATCATTTCTTCCTTTTTTAGCTTGTATTTTAGATGAAGACCAGATGAAAGAATTAAATTCATTAACAAGTCTTTTGGAATAAAGCTTATAACACTTTTTTCTCAAAAGTTCTTCCATTTTAGCTAGCAACAAAGGCCTATTTCCTGGATCTGTAGTAAATCCGGGAGAAATATTCTCAGAATCAGCTTCCCACTTGGTTATAAGTCGGCCGCCGTGCTTATCGTAGTAGGCAAGATTTTGATAGCCCATATTTTTCAGAGCGAGCGCAGTAACCAATCCAAGGTTGTTGTTTTCAACAACAATCAGAGGATTTCCGTACACGGGAGCTACTTCGTCTTTTAGAAAACCAGCAAGTGAATCAGGAGGAATTTTTGCCTTAAATTCAGAAACTTGCTCCATTTCGACACAATCTATTATATGAAATGCCGAATAATCGTCAGCAGTTCCTTTTGCTACGTCTACGCAAATCAAATACGGAGTACCGGACTGAAATGTTTTCCAAATCCACCAAGCGTTTTCGTGGCCAAGTCTTGTGACAGGATCTAGGCTTTTTTCGGAATAATATTTTATAGTCTGAGAATCTATAAAAGTGTCCCCAGACTCTAGAAAGCTAGTAAGAAGCTCTTGGTGGATTTGCTGGCGAGTCCAGCCTGCGGTCATTCTTTCGAACCATGGAGAAGTTTTTCCTCCGGGCACAGTAACGTCATCTCTGATTCCGGAAGCGTACTCAGGATTTTCCCACCAGAATATTTCCTGATAATGCCATCCATTTTCTCCAGATTCTGCTTCTTTGCAAAACTTACAAAACCAGTTATCAGTACCCTTCGGCGTAGAAAGAGCCATTATCTTTCCGCCTGTAGCCACCGTAGAAGCTAGGCCCTTCCATAGCTCATCCATGTCTCGAATGTGGGCGGCTTCGTCGATTACAAGCAGGGATAGAGCCTCTGAGCGGCCGGCATCGTCCGAGCGGGCGATTGACTTAATCCAAGATCCATTAGTAAGACCAAGATAGTGAGCCTGGTTGACAGAAATATCAGCCAAATACATCCAGTCAGGAACATTCTTAAGCATCAACTTGATAGTCTTGAGAAGGTTTTTGGATACGTCTGCCTTGGTGGATACAATAAGTACTGATTTATTTTTATGAAACAATATAAGCCAAGTAATGATGGCTGCAGTGGTGGTCGACAGACCAAGCTGGCGACCTTTGTTTATAATGTTGTAATCGTAAGCTAAAAAATTTTTTATTGTGGCTTTCTGGTATTCGTAAAGCTTGAAAGGAACCAGGCCTCTTGTTCCGTGCTGTATTTTGCAATAATTTTCTATAAAATAAATAGGATCTCTAGCACTCTTTAGAATTTCTCTAAGCGCTTGAGATTTTTGGATTAATTTGCTAGATTCTGACAAATTGGCCTAATCAACCTCAATTATTTTCCCATACTCATTTGGCTCAATTTTGTCGTTATATACCCCAGATTTAACTGCAACATATTTGTAAAGTCCATTAAGCGCAATCTTTTGCCAGTTTACAAAAATCTTTGCATCCTTTAAAGTTAAAGCTTTTCCTGTTCTCTCCTTAAATTGCTTTCTTATTTCTTTCTCAAACTTAGACAAAAGATTTACAGTATCTCTTGATAGCTTTTTTTGCATGGAAGCATCCATTGGAAACTTCCTTAGGTCTCCCTTGTATTCTGTTGCGATAATCGAAATAGAATATGCACCAACTCCGGCAGATGAAACTTTTATGTCACAACCTTTCAACTCTGTATGAGATATGTCCCATCTATTAAGCATCTCCTTGTTTCTTTCATCTCTCATATCGGAAACAATATTATGGAGAACAGATATAGCATCCTTTCCCTGTTCGTAAACTATCTGTCTTTTAGATTGTGTATTTTTTTTCACTTAACCAAATGCTCCCAAAATATATATGACTAAAATTATCTAAAAACAGAAAAAACTAAAAATATACAATTGTTATATATTTTTTAAGAATTTTCTGATATTTTTTTTTGCTGTATGCAGTCAAGCACATATTTGACCAAAGAGTCTCTACTCTTTAGAACGTCTTCCGGCAAATCTCTTCCTTCTATCCAGTTTATGGTACACTCGCAGCAAACTCCGTTTTTGTAGAAATATTTATTGTCCCAATTGAACATCAAATTTCCGCAAGCCCTGCAACAAGATGGCACGCAATACTGATCTCTGAGCTTCTGCATTTCGTCGTCTCTCGTTACTACTACATAACCATCCTTTTTTTCTACTTTATCACTCATTGCCAAAAACCCTCCAAGACGCCATGGCGCCAACAGAAACAAAAGAGTCGCCAGAAACAACTCCTTCTACAAACGGCCCAAGATAGAAAGAGTCAGTAATGCCGTACATAAACCCGACAGATGCAGTTGCGCCTGAAAACTTTGGCGAAACAGACGTAGACACGTTTACTAAAAATCTAGACATAAATCCTGGATCTCTTCTCGCCAAAGGATTTACTGATGTCTCTATGTTTTCTATAGAAACATTTGGCCAATCTGACTCTATGTACGTTCTCCACGAACCATCTTCTTGTTGGGTTATTGCTGTAGTCAGCCTAAGAGGCCGAACAAACTCCACAGAAACATCCGCTTCAGCTGGGTTTGTTAGAGTAAAGCCAGACACCCTGATAGGATCTACAGTTTCCTCGAAAGAAACTCTTGTTCGCCCATTTTCAGTGTTTTGCGACACATTTGCAGGCGACACTACCACTCTAATAGATCTAAACGACGCGAAGGCTTGAGTGAGAGATACAATTGCCTCATCTCTTTGATCTATTATTTCGGATAATTCAACATTTGATCTTCTAAGTTGTTGCTCTAGGTCATCGCGCTGCTGAGAGAGTCTAGACCACGCATTTTCTTTCTCCATTACAACGGCAGACAACCTAGCTACCTCGTTTTGTGCATCAATTCTTGCCTTTTCTTGTTCTGCAGACTTTCTCCAAAACATAAAACAAAAAATGCCAGCCACCAAAATAATCAACGCTAAAACCGAAAATAAAACTTTGTTTTTATCCATCTTAAATCCTACAAACAGAATATCCAGAAACCTTCTCTATCTTAACGGAATAATCAACAATACTTTTAAGATTTATGTCGTGACTTATTACAAATATTGTTGAAAAATAATCTCTCAAAGAAGAAATCATAGAAACAACACAATCAAAATTTGACTCTTCCACAAACCCAAAAGATTCATCAAGAATCAAGAAAGAAGATTTTGGCAAAGAACATATCTTCCATAGGGAGGCGGTGAGAGCAAGAGAAATCATAGTCTTCTCAAATCCTGATGCAAGCTCCGCTATTCTTTCTCCGTCGCGATCTGATATGTAAATAGATATACTCTTCTCTTCTTCATTGTTTTTAATAGATATTTTATAGTCAACACATCTAGACAAAACTATATTTGCTTCTGATTCTACGACCGGAAGAAACCTAGACACAAGAGTGTAAGATATTCCATTTTTGCTCATCGCCTCGCAATAAAGTTTTAATGTATCACATTTTTTTTCTAAATCAAGTTTTTCATGTATCCTGTTCTGTAAAGAAGATAGTCTTTCTTGCACTTTGCCTATAGTTCTATTCATTTCGGATAGATAACTGTTGGCCGAAAATATGTCGGAAGAAACCTTTTTATAAAAATTTTCATTCTCTACAATCTGTCTATCGATATCTTCAACATCAAAATTAGGCGCACTCTCCATATCTTTCTGTAGAGATTCTAGCTCAGATTTAAAAAACAATCTTTTATCATAAAGCGATTGAAGATTTATTTGTTTTTGTTTTAATTCTCTACATTTGGAAATTCTCAAATCAATATTTTTAATATCTGCCTGCAGGCTTAAGACTTTGTGTTTTTGTTTTGTTTCATCAAAATCCTTCAAAAGATTTCTTGCAGCGTGAGCATCCTTAATGAACTTACAAGATGGATAAGCATCCCCGCAAGGAACTTCAAGCAAGAGGGACGACTTCTTCTTTCTTGTTTCGTTTTCTGATATATTTTTCTGTAAATCTGATAATTGTTTCTGAAGACTGTCTCTTTCTG